AGAAGCAACAGAAGCAGCAGCTTTAACTACGAATGAACGCAGCTTGTTTGAACCGTAAGCTTGACGATTCTGTGGGTTGACAGCGTAAACACCAGCAATGGTGAATGTATCGCCAGCATTCAGATTCAGCGTACCAGTATTGGCAGCAGTAACTGTAATGGTTGACGAAGAAGCCCAGCCAGTAGTCAAGAAACCTGTTGCTGTAGTAGTGGCAACCGAACCTGTCACAGTAGTTGTGCTGTTAGAGCCAAACTGTTGTGAAACCACGTTCTGATCTAGTTTCCAGTTCATACCGCCGGAATCACGACCCATCAAGCCCTTGCGGTATTGAGCGGTAATCGCTTCCTGTGGCACAAACAAGCCTTTTAAGCTGTCAACAATAGTTGCGCTTGTGAACGGCTCAACGATACATGAACGACGACCATCACGCGGTGCGCCTTCAGAATCAAGGTAAGCTTGACCTGTCAGATAAGTAATCAGACCGGTTGGCGGTGTGCCAGCAGTACCGACAATGTTAGCTGTCTGCGCTGTAGCCATAACCAGACCATCGCGGTCAATTTTGTTAGCAATAGCTGCAACAGCAGGTTTCAGAACGCGGTCGCTAAACATATCGAGCGACAATGCCAAATCCTGAGTTGTGAATTGCGTATCAACGTGAAACTGTGTACCCAAAGTCACAGGCACAGAAGTCTCGTTGAAATCTTCAACATTCAGCGCAGGGCCAGTAGTACCGATAAAACGACCTGGACGACGTACATTGACTGTATTACCAATCTTTGCACCAATGACCGCAAATTGGTCATCATAGTTACGGTCAACTTCCGAAGTGAAAGTCAGTTCATTTTCCAAGACCATCAACGCCTCGTTGGTGATCTTGCTAATGGTTAGCAAATTATTTGCCATTTTTAGCTCCTAAATAAATAAATTAATTAGCTACCGAATCTTGCCCGACTTGCGCATTTCTTTCCATTGCTGGACGGTTCCAGTAAATTCGCCTCTATCATTAATCGGCGCATCTACCGCACCAGAAGTGCCTCTGATCGGGTTGATCGGTGGCGGTGCTTTACTCTTTCTTACCGCAACAGCTTTATCCTCAGACGGAGAGTATTTAAACTCTAACTTGCCCAATTCCTTCAAAGCTTGGGGCAGCGGCATACCAGCAAACTTTTTAGCAAACTCCTCGTTTTCAGCCAAGTGATACAAGATTCTTGGCCCAACGTCGCTTTCCAAAATTGCGTCTCGTATAACGTCGTGAATTACAACGTCAGACGAAGCGATCATCTCGTCATAGTCTGCTAACTCTTGTTTAGCCTCATTTATGCGCTCGTTCCAAGTCGATAAGACTTTTTGCTGCGCTTCTTGAGCCTTAACATTTGCTTCAGCTTGCTTTTCAGCTTGGATCATCTTCCTAGCTTCAAACTTGGCTAAGTCTCTAGCATAGTCAAAAGCGTCGTTGTAATCACTAGGCTGCGGTTCATCAGTCTGAACCTGTGCTTGCTGTGGCTGCTGCTCCAATGCCTTAATGCGTTGTTCTAAAGCCTCGCGCTGCTGTCGCTCACTTGCTGCCTCTTGTTTAGCAGCATCACGCGCTTTGCTTAACTCAGAAAACCGCTTTTCCAGCTTTGGGTTTTGTTTCTTCGGTTGCTCTGTTGCTTCCGCTTCCGTTTTAGCATCGGGTTCACTCTGTTCGGCCTCTTGGACTGGCTCCGGACTTTCGTCAACGGCCTCAATCGGGGCTTCATCAGCTAAACCTAACTTGTTTGCATAAAACTCAGCTGAATTTTCACTCGTTAATACGTTTCCTGCTTCTTTTACTTCGGACATAGGTTTCCCTAAGAATTTACCCAGTTTGCCTAACTGGTAAGGTTTTAGCTATCTTAATCCTTTTAATTTATATGTCAACATCGCAATTATTTTTTCATCATGCTTTTCATATGAGAAAAAGCTGCACTTTCATGCCTTTCTGCATGCTCATGTTGACTTTCATTTCTATAGTGTTTAGCAGCTTCTCTATGAGCTTCAGCAGCTTCAGTAGAAGGAAATTTTTTTGCTGACAAAGACCATGCTCTGTCGCCCATTTCTCCGGCTGATATTTTTGGAGTTTTAGATTTTTTTAATTTTTTATTAACAAAATCTTCTCTGTTTTCACCAGTAATTATTTCTCTAGCCATTTTGCGCCCCTATAAGTGGATTTTGTCCTTGTTCAATATCTGCAACCGCCTGAACCATTGATTTATCTTGTTCTGCATTCCTACGATCTATCTCTAAATTAAGGCGGTTTGTGTCCATGTTGTGCAATAACAATTCAGTAATTGCCTCAATTTCAACCTTGTTCTGGCTAGTAATAGACCTAGTATTTTGGTCATTAACGCGCACTTCAGCCATAGTTTCAGTATTGTGAGCTTTAGCGGTTTGACGCATCAATTCGCGCTTGTTCTCGTTTTCTTGCTTAACCTGCTCAATATCTTGACGCTGTTTCATGGCCATTTGCATAGCTTGCAACTGTTGCTGTAGCTGTTGGTTTTGCGCTTCAGCCTGTTTCAACTGCATTTGTACCTGCGGCGGTATCTTGGAACGTTCGTCAATTTGTGCCAGCGGGTTCAAGGTAGCCAAACGGTCTGCAATAGTGTCTGCGCCAGGGAAGTCCATATTTCGGAACCACAGGTCGCCAATCTTATCCATCAACGCAGGGTCTGCCCCTAATATTGGCGTCATAGCTTCGACAGCTTCTTGACGTTTGCTGTTGTAGCCTGGGCCTGTTTCCATCACAACGTCGTATTTGCCGACGGTCACATCATTCATTATGTTTCCGACTGCGTCCTGCTGATTAACTGTCAACAAATCTGGCTTGCCATCGTCGCCAATGATGCGCATTACTCGTTCGGTATCGTAAATCTTAGGTATCAAGTCAAGAATGATCTTGCCAACGTGACATAGGCTGCGCGTCAGATTGTCATAATAATCAAAGTTAGTTAGATCAATCTGCTGTTGCTGACCGTTTAACGCCTTGCCGCTGATATTCCCTGTCGGCATTTGACTAGGGTCAAATATGCCCATAATCGCTTGCATGTCGCCGTTAATGCTTTGCGCTGCTGCCATTACGCCTGTTGGCGGTGGTTCTGGCTGCAAGCGTGTTGGTGTTGGTGCTGGACGGCCTTCAATGTCAGTCTGCTTATAACGCAGGTAAGCATTAGACTTTACGTTAGCCGATGCCCAATCGCTCTCATGGCCTTCGTCTTGGCCTTCAGCCATTAACCATTTTGCTTTTGGAGCCAGCGCAACGCTTTCAGTTAAGCTTGTTTGCCAGAAGTTGTACATGCGCTGTGGGTCTTTGCCGAAGCGAACCATGCCAAATTTCTTGCGCTTGTCGCCAATAATCATGTGCCGACCATAGACCGGAACCAACGGAATAAACTTACCTGGCAAATCACGTTCCTCAAGAACCTGAACGCCGGTTAGCTTCTTCCACTTAATAACCTTCTTGAAGCTGTCGCGCTTCGAAACTAAGGTAATACCGGAAGCGTCCATTTCCTTTTGATCTAGCTCATCTTCGTAAACATGGGAACCGTCAGACAATAGGCAAAGCTTTACTTTCTTGCGCCATGTATAGAAGTATTCAGCCAACCGAATATCTTCCTTCATTATCCATTCGTTCTGGCTGTCGCCTGTACCACGCATAGACCAGTTGGTTTCGTCTGCGTCAGGATACATTTCCTGAAACTTGGTTTTGCTCATAACGGTGGTAATCATCGCTTTTTCAGCGTCTGAACCGTCAGGCAATATCGAATTGGGGTCTAAATAAACCGTAAAAGGGTTATCTACAGGGTCAATGTAGATTTCTTGGTCGAACGAATCTTCGCTTACATAATTAGTGTTGATGCGGATATAGCCCCAACCCATTCTTACCGCATAATCAAAAGCGTTGTCATAAGCATAATCAGCGTTTGAATTTACTTCAATGTGACGAATGATGCCCTGAATAACTTGCGCTTCAGCCGCTTGCTGATCCGTATTCATTGCGTGAACTTTGATTCTTGGACGCTGTTGCCGCTGCTGATTCGTGACCTGCCGACAGTATGTGTCTAGCTTATTAATGGTCAAACATGGACGCGATTCAAGGTTTCTGCTGTTCTGTAGCTCGACAGGCCATTGATCGCCGTTGACGAACTTCAAATCTTCTAAAGCCTCTTGACGATTCATAGTATCTGCGTCATTGCAGAACTTTAAAAACTGTTTAGCTTCTTCGATAATTGGATCGTAGTCGCCTTGTTGATTATTTGCCATCATCCCATCCAAGAATTAATTTGTCCGTATTGCGCAGACTGTGGCCTTTGCCTTGTCTTTCGCGGTTCTTGAATCATTAAACCTATGTAGCGAAAGGCATCTGCCCCATGACTATAAACGTCGTGAAACGGAATTTTGCTAAATTGCCTTGTATCAGGGTCAACTTCGTACCGATAATGACGCAGACATTGTAAGCCGTCAGCCGTGTTTTCTCTATCAAAATAACATTTTGGGAAGATTGTACGCGCTGCATTAATACTGTCAACAACCGGCACACGTTCCAAAACCCTAGTCTTAAACCCTGCACTTCTGACAATATCTTCAATCGTCATGCCAGCCGCTGCAAGAGTTTTGTTCTGTGCGTCATGCGGTAGCCAAATCGTATCGTACACATAACCAAATGTCTGCAAAACAGCCAAATAGTGCGTCATGGTCTTTTGCGTAGCTTCAATGTAGCGAATAAGCCTAGTTTCCATTCCGATAAATTGCACAAACCAAATTGCTGTGTGGTCTGCCCACCCAAGATCAAAGACCGCATGAACTGGCTTGCTTGCGTCATACGGAACCTTGGTAATCCTGCCATCAAATTCAGCTTGTTGCATCTGTTCGGCAAAAATAGCACCGTCAACGGTAACGCGGCATAAGCCTTCCCAGACGTTGTTATATTCCTGAATGCTTCTGGCTTTGGTTTGGTCTTTTTCTTCTTTGAGCGTATCTGGAAACCAAGGGTTATCTGACCAGTTGATTTTTCTGACTATTGCGCTATCAGGCGCATGAATTACCCATCGCTGATAAGTCTCGTCCGTTTCTAGTTCTGGATTAAACGTAATCCATATCTCGCTGTCTTTCTTGCGGATCGTAGGCGTAAGGGTTTTCCAGCTTGATTGACTGACAGTCTGCGCTTCCTCGACCCAGCATATATCAACGCCCTCATAGGATTTGACGTTAGCAACATTATTCTTTAAGCCGACAAAGTTAAACTCTGAGCCGTTCTTAGCCCTAATTGTTGCAGCGGTTATCTCATAGAAGCTATCAAGGCCAAGTGCTGTGATCTGGTCGCACAATAACTTGTGAACTGAATCTTTTAGGGAAGTTTGGAATTCTCGCGCACAGAGTATGCGCAGCGGGTCTTTAGCGGCAAGGATTAATAATGCTCGAGCAACGCCCCAAGACTTAGCACCGCCACGACCACCGTATAAAACCTTGTATCTAGACTTTTCAAACAAGCACGACAGCTTTTCGGGAAACTCTGCTTTGCCTATAGCCTGGGCAAGAATGTCACTCATTTGGCTTTACAAACTTAACTTCTATGCCTGTAAGCAATGGTGCACCGTCTTGACCTGTAAGCTCCTGCTTAACTGTCTCAGACCAACGCAACTGTGATTTAGTCCACCAGATCAAAGCAGTTGTATCGCCACTAATGGCTTTGTTATATAGCGTTTTAGCTATTTGACCGCCAGCTTTAGCCCTGCCCATATCAAGCTCAGACCGATACCACTTGCGCAGCGTCTTGTCGTCTATGCCTATAAGCGCAGCTATCATTTCGTGAGGCAAGCCAAGGCCGCTACTGCTTTCCACTAGCCTTTTGTTCTCATCAGTTGGTTGGTGTTCTACCATTTTGTTTTATAAAGGGGAAATATTGCTAAATCGTTAATAATTCTGCTTGCTTGCCGGTGAAATCTTCCCACCGCTTTACTATAACGTCACAGTATTTAGGGTCAAGTTCCATTAACCTAGAATAGCGACCATTTTTTTCTGCCGCCAACATAGTAGTTCCGCTGCCACCAAAGGAATCAAGCACAATATCCCCTCCCTTTGTATTGTTTAGCATTTGGTATTCAAACAACGCCACAGGCTTCATGGTCGGATGCTCGCCATTACGCGAAGGCTTGTCAAACTCTAGAATAGTCGTTTGCTTTCTATCGGTCGCCCACAGATGCCCAGCCCCTTCTTTCCAGCCATATAGGCACGGTTCATGCTTCCAATGATAATCTTGCCGCCCCATAACCATTGTCGATTTTTTCCAAATCAGGCATTGCCGCACTTTCCACCCTGCATCTTGCGCCGCCCCACGGAAATTGTACCCTTCGGAATCAGCGTGCCAGATATAAAAGACCGCCCCTGGCTTCATTACCGTGTCAGCCGTTACGTAAGCATCGCGTAAGAATTGCCGAAACTGATCGTCGCCCATACTGTCGTTTTGTATTTTTAGGGCGTCTTTCGTTTTCCCTTCATACGCCACGTTATACGGCGGGTCGGTTAGCCACATATCCACCAGTTGACCATCACACAGTTTTTCCATATCTGCAATGCTGCACGAATCCCCACACATTAGCCGATGGTTGCCTAGCTGATAAATATCACCTAGCTTAGTCTTAGACTCCTCTGGTACGTCAGGAACAGCATCCTCATCCGTTAAACCTTCAACTTGTTCAGGCTCAAGCAGCTTGTCCAGCTCATTTTGGTCAAAGCCTAGCAGGTCAAGATCAAAGTCTAGCTTTTGCAGCTCTTGAAGTTCTAGAGTTAGCAGCGTTGTATCCCAGCCAGCATTTAAAGCCAACTGATTGTCAGCAATAACATAAGCCTTGCGTTGGGCTGCTGTAAGGTGTTTTAGCTCGATTGTCGGCACTTGTGTATGCCCAAGCTTTCTAGCCGCTAGAAGCCGCCCATGCCCCGCTATGATGCCTTTGTCACCGTCGACAAGTATTGGGTTAGTCCAGCCAAATTCTTTAATGCTGGCAGCTATTTGAGCGACTTGCGCATCTGAATGTGTGCGACTGTTGTTGACGTAAGGAATTAAATCCTCAATATTGCGCTCA